GCTACGTTTATTTTAAGACTGCCTCAAAAGCTGTTCTTACAATTTTTGAATGATAAGGGGTAATTATGAAATTTGATATGAAACTTTTAAATGACGTAGTATTAGATTACGACAATCCCGAAAAAATCTATGCATTAGCAAGAGAATACGATAAACTTGAGCAAGGATCAGGAGCTCATAGCTTTTATTTAAGAGCTGCTGATATGTCACCTGGTAAAACCTTTGAAGAAAAATGGTTGCAATATAAGTGTATGATACTCTCTGCATTTATCTATGAAAGAAATGAAAATCGTAATCAAAGTGTTCAAGGGTTATTAAAGATTGCAATTGCAACATTACCAAATAGACCTGAAGCTTATTACTTTATGGCTAAACTTAAAAAGGACCAAGAAGATTACCGTGAAGGATTAATGTATGCTCAAATTGGTCTACAGTTTGTGGGCGAAGGTAGAACAGATAATGATGTAGGTTATCCTGGCGATAATGCATTAAGTTTATTATATGCTCGTTGTAAATGGAAAACCGATGGTAGAGATGATTCAAAGAACCTTGCATTTGATTTAAAATTCAAAAATAAGTTAAACAAAAAAGATGAAAAGGATGCAGATGTTCTATTAGCAGAACACGGTTATCCAAGTACTCTTGCATATGATCCAGCATTATTTGCTTACTGGAAATTTAAGTTTGACGGCCAAGAAGCTATAGAAACAAACTATTCTCGTCATTTCCAAGACATGTTTGTGTTATCTGTATTAGATGGTAAACGTGACGGTACATTTATAGAGATCGGATCTGGACATCCTGAGCTATTCAATAATACATTATTATTAGAAAAAGACTTTGGATGGCGTGGAATTAATATCGATAGTTCAGAAAGATTTGCGCATATATTCTCAAGAACACGTAAAACTAATATGATCCATGCAGATGCTGCGGGTACTGATTATAATCAAGTATTTAAACAACAATGTTTAGAGCAACATGTAGATTTCCTTAGAATCAATTGTGAATTTGCATCTATTGAAGCTCTGAAGAATATGCCATTTGATAAACACGAGTTTGGTATTATTCAATTCCAGCATAATGCAACTTGGTGGGGACCACAATTTAGAGATGAATCTCGAAAGATATTGTCTAAAATCGGATATATACTATTAGTATCTGATGTTGCAGTCGATAGTAGTCAAAACTACGAAGATTGGTGGGTACACCCAATGCACGCAAATCGTAAACAAAATATGAAGTCCGGTAATAAGATCAATTTTGCTTGGGACTATATGATGGAGAAAGTTAAATGAAACCAGTATTGATTACAGGAGGATTCGATCCTCTACACTCAGGTCATATCGCATATATGAAAGCAGCTAAAGAACTCGGATCTATTCTATATGTCGGAGTAAATAGCGATGAATGGTTAACTCGTAAGAAAGGTCGACCATTTATGTCACTCGAAGAAAGAATGGCTATTATTAAAGAGATTGGATGCGTAGGTCACGTATTCTCTTTTAATGATGATGACGATACGGCTATTAATGCTATTGAATATGTAAAATATTCTGCACCTCGTAATGCTGAAATTATCTTTGCAAATGGTGGAGATCGTACAAAGGGTAATATCCCTGAAATGTTTAGTGGCGGAGATCAAGTAAAATTTGTGTTTGGTGTAGGTGGAGACGATAAAAAGAATAGTTCGTCTTGGATTCTTAATGAATGGGATAAGCCTACAACTCAAAGACTCTGGGGTAAATATCGAGACCTAGATCAGAATGGTCATTGGAAAGTAAAAGAACTTTCAGTTGATGTTGGTAAGTCTTTATCAGATCAACGACATTTCGTTCGTTCCGAACATTGGCATATTGTTGATGGTGAGTTAAGAATGGAACTTGAGTTTCAGAATGGATACAAAACTAATAAGATCTATAAAACCGGTGACAGTATCGATATTCCTATAAATACTTGGCATAAAGCAACTAATGTTGGAACAGAACCTGTGAAGGTAATCGAAGTTTGGATGGGAAATACCTTATCTGAAGAGGATATCGAAAGAAGATCTTAGTAGTGTTTTAAGGATGATAATCCTATTATACCATACTTTGAGGCGGGTGTCAACTGTTATTTTATAAATATGTATAAATTAATCTATAAACAAAGGAGACGATAATGGCTTTTCAACTATCAGTAGCTGCAAGAAACGCTACTTTAGCCGCGATCGAAACAGAAGTTGGTGTAAATCCCATTTTAACTATTAACACTGGTACAAAGCCAGCCGATGCTGGAACTGCAAACACTGGTTCCGTATTAGCGACTATGGTATTACCAAGTGATTGGTTGGGAGAACCATTTACTGGATCCATCGCATTATCTGGTACTTGGCAAGACTTATCAGCCGATGATTCAGGAACTGCTGGATATTTCAGATTGCACAATAATGCTGGCACAGTATGCCATATGCAAGGAACTATTAGTGCTACAGGCGCTGGTGGAGATATGCAGTTGGATAATACTAACATTGCCACAGGTCAGCAAATTAATATTACCACATTCACAATCACAGCTGGTGGGGCTTAACTTTAACATAAGGTAAAGCCACATGTCTGCAAATGGTGCGGTTACAACAACATTAGATTTTCAATACTTCGGTGGCGGCGTTATTCAAGTATCGGGAGGGTTATCAGGAGTAATTGATAACTCTTTTGTTTTTGATGGCGTCGTACCAATTGTTGGACATATCGAACCAGTCACCATTGACTTTAGCTTTGGTGCAGGCATTGAAACACCCACAATCTACGGTAAGGTCGAAGATGCAAGCTTTGATTTTACTTCATACAGTTTCGTAGAGTTTGGTGTACAACGATATCTTTCAGTAGCAAATAACACATTATTCGATTATAGTGCTACTTCCGAAGGTTATGTTACAACTCACGTAAACTTTAATCCCACATTAGATTTTAACCTTGATACTCACATCTATGTATTTTCATTAGGTGACGGTAATGGTGTATATTCTTTCAGTGTTGATAGCCTAGGTTTAAACGTATCGACAAGAGAATATTCAAAAACTGGTGGAAACTATGTTACTTTTGATGGAATTGACAATAATGAGTATAGATTAGTTGATCCAACAAATGGACTTAATTTAATTAGCAACGGAATGTCGAAGGCTGATATTCTGCAGACATAGTTTGCTTTTAATAAATATCTAATAAATAAAAGTAAAACTCGGAGATAAACAAATGGCGGCTAGCTTTTACATAAAACAAAACGACACTGCACCGTCTATTGAGGCTGGCCTTACAGATTCTAATGGTAGAACTAAATCTATGGCCAACGCTTCAGCAGTTGTGTTTCATATGAAAGACGAGAATGGAAATGTTCTTATCCAAGATGGTATTGGAACTATTAAGAGTCCTGCAAAAGGAATCGTTGCATATGAATGGCAAACAGGAGATACTGCAAACACTGGTATCCATAGTGCAGAATTCCAAGTAACGTATAATAACGGTCAAATCGAAACTTTCCCTAATACTGGTTACATCAAAGTAATCGTTAAAGACGAATTGGCTTAAAAGGAAAAACAAATGGCACAACCACAATCAAGAGAAGAATTTAAAGATTATATTTTAAGAAAAATCGGTGCACCAGTTATCGATATTAATGTGTCTGAGGAACAAGTTGAAGATCGTGTAGATGAGGCCGTTTCTTTTTGGAGAGACTATCATTATAACGGTAGTCAACAAGTATATCTTAAGCATCAACTTACAGCTCAAGACGTAGAAAACGGATATATTAACTTACCATCTGGTTTGCTCGGTATTTCATCTATCTTTCCATTAGATACTTCCATTTCTACTGGTAGCGGGATATTTAACGTAAACTATCAGTTCGTTTTAAATAATCTTAATGATCTTACAGGATATACAATCCAAAATTACTATATGACTATGTCGCACTTATCGTTCTTACAAGAATGGTTGGTAGGCTTAGCTCCTATTCGTTACAACAAACACGTAAACAAACTTTATATCGATGCTGGTAAAGCATCTTTCAGAGAAGGTAAGTATATCATCGTTGAAGCATATGATGTTATTGATGAAGATGCTTATCCTGACGTGTGGGGAGATCGTTGGTTACAAAACTATTCATCAGTTCTTGTAAGAGAACAATGGGGTCTTAACCTTACTAAGTTCACTAACATGCAGTTAGTTGGTGGCGTTAGCTTTAATGGCGAACAAATTCTACAAGAAGCAAGAGCTGAAAGGGAAAAAATGGAAGAAGAAGCAATCCGGACTCTTCAACCTCTCGCCCACAATTTTATTGGATAAAAAATGGCAACGAATTCGTACTTTAGAAATTACGACAATTTCAATGAACAGAATCTAATTGACGACCTTGTAATCGAATCAATTAAGATTTATGGTGTTGATATTAAGTACCTCAGTGGCGTATTTAATAATGTCGATAAGATCTTCAATGAAGATGATACACCTCTTTACGAT